AAATTCTTTAACCCCAGAATATACTCTTTGTGTGTGTTTTAAACCCTCCTCTAACATTTTAAGTGGAGCTTCAATTTTTAATTCTCTTATTTTTTCAATAGGAACTCTTCTTTTAAGAGAATTTAATCCTCTAGGCATATAGGTATTAATTCCACTATGCATATCATGTCTTAAAATTTTTGCTGCATGTTCTAAATAAGAATTCTTTTGGTTAACTTCGATTTCAGCTTGGTGTTGTATTGTAGTATCAGTTGATATTTTTAAAACTTTAGTATATTCACCATTTTTATTTTGTATTGGGGTATAATTACCAAATAACCAACGTGAAGTACCATCTTTAGCAATTCGTTCAAATTCACCACTTATTACTTCACCACTTTTTAATCTATTCCAAAATTCATGATAACTTAAACTATCTCTATAATCTTTAGGAACTAAATACCTATAATTTTTATTTTTTAATTCTTTTTCTGTGAATTTCATAGTTTGACGAAAAAGATTATTATGAGATCTAATGTACCCATCCATATCTAATACTACCACTATGTTTGACTTATCAATCGCACTTAATTGTAAGTCAATATTAGCTTCTTTTACTTTAGAAGTACGGTTGAAATCCCAAATAATATATGAAAAGAATGGTATTAAAGCAATTACACATCCATACCCAAATTCAGCAAGAAAATAACTAGGTTCAAATATTCTAAATACTATAAGAGTTTCTACAATAAAGAATATCAGTAGAATAGCAATTGATATACCTAAACATATTTTTGTAATTTGATTCATAATTATAAATATAAAAAAAGAGCGCTAATGCGCCCTTAATTTACAGTAAAAAATAATAAGTTTATTTTTTTAATAATTTAAGTAACCATGATTTTACAATATCCCAATTACGTGTAGCAAATACTCCTAATGCGAATCCAGCATAAACTTTAAAACCAAAAACCCATAAGGTTCCTCCAATAATAGCTCCAGCTATTCCTTCTATTCCGTTAGCAATAATCCAGTCTTTAACTTTGTTATAAACTTTTTTCATTACGCTAATTTTTTTTTCAACTACTTTTTTCTTACGTGCCATGATATTTTTATTTTAATTATACATATTTAAAAACATATTACCCATCACAACTTAAACAATCTTCACTAGTTCTAGAACCTAAATCACCTTTAATTACTGAATCAGTTCTTAAATAGTAAAGTGTTTTAATTCCTAATTTCCAAGCTTCCATATGTACTTGATTTATCCATCTAGGTGAATCTTTAGGGTCAAAAGCTACATTTAAAGATTGTGTTTGATCAATATATCTCTGGCGGATGGCTGCTTGTTGAACTAAAGCAAGTTGGTTTATTTCAGGAAAAGTTAAAAATATTTCTTTTTCATCTTCAGTTAAAATATCTGATGGTAAATTTTGAACTGACCCATTGTCTGCTAATATTTTTTCCCAATGCTTATTTTGATTTTTACCTTTAGACTCTAAAAGGCGCTCTAATTCAGGATTACGAACTATAAACGTTCCTTTTGCTCCATTAAACACATACACATTTGCTGGGTGTGGTTCAATTCCTGCTGAACAGGTATTAATTCTAGAGTTAGATACAGTAGGTGCAATAGCTAAAACATGAGTATTTCTCATACCAGTTCCTTTACACCAAAGTGGTTCTCCATATTCAACTGCTAATTGACGAGAGGCAGCTTCTGCTTTAGTTCTAATATCACTAAAAATAGTATGAGTCCATGCTGTAGAAGCTATAGAATTAAATGGTAAGTCCTTTTGTTGTAAGAAAGTATGCCATCCCATTACACCTAGACCTAGTGCTCTACCTTTTTTGGCATGTCTATGAGAGCGAACCATTGAATCTTTACCATTAGTTTTTTGGATAAACTCTTCCATTATACCATCTAAAAAGTAAGTAGCAATTTCAACAACATCTGTGTCTTTCCATTCATCATATTTAGCTAAATTTAATGAAGATAAGCAACAAATAAATGAATGTTCTTCATCTGTATGAAGTGTAATNTCAGAACAAATATTAGTCATACTAACATCTAAGTTATTCATTCTATATGCTAAAGGGTTATCCTTATTAACATTATCACTAAACATGATATAAGGTTCCCCAGTTTCTACACGTGACTTAAGTATTTCAAGCCATAAAGACATAGCTTCACTATCTCTATCCTGTAGGCGCTTCATAAAAGCGTCATCAACCATTACAGCTTGGTGTAAATTTAAACACTGTCTATTAGGATCACCTTTAGGACGACGAATTTGTAAAAATTCTTTAATGTCTGGGTGATTAATATCTAAGTTTACTGAAGCTGCTCCACGTCTTACACTACCTTGATTAGTAGCAATAATAGTTGAGTCATAAATTTTAGCCCAAGGTACTACACCTTCTGATTTTCCATTTCCTGTAATACCTGCTCCTCTTCCTCTAATCCTTGACAATGAAATACCAACGCCTCCTCCATAAGAGGTAAGACGCATAAGCTCAGCATTTGTGAGACCAATACCCCTAACTGAATCAGGAGTATCAATCCCAAAACAACTAATAGGAAGACCCCTGTCTGTACCAGTATTAGATAAAACAGGGCTAGCAAGTCCAATCCATCCATTCCAAATATATTTATAAAATTTACTTTCTAAATCAGGACGATTTAATCGTGAAGCTACAGCATGTGCTACTCTACGATATGCCTTTTTTGGAGTTTCTCCTGGCATTAAATATCCTTTTGATATAGTAGATAAAGCTACTTCATCAAAGAATTCAGGGAAATCTTTACCACGTTCCCAAGTTGTATAATCTGCTATTAAGTTATTACCCATTTTAAAAAATTGATTCGTCCCAATTCATATTACCTTTACTATAATTTGTTACTCTATTTGCAAAGAAATCTGTATGTTGTTTTCCTGCTGATAAAGCGTCAAACCATTTCATTCTTTCTACAGCTGTAAGATCAATATCACCAATAATACCCTTGTAGCCTAAATCTCCTAGTTTAGTATTAATTCTATTTTTAATAAAATTTTCTAAATCATATTGAGAACAACCTTCTAAATCTCCTAACTCATAACATTTTTTGATAAAATCAATTTCAAGTTTAAGTGATAATAATGCAGCTTCATTAATTGCAGCTTCTAATTCTGGGGTTTTTAACTTAGGGTTCTCTTCAATCAAAGTTCTAAACAACCAACATCCTGCTTCTGAGTGAAGAGACTCATCTCTAATACTCCATTCTACGATTTGACCTACTCCTTTTAGTTTATTTCTCATCTTAAATGATAAAAGAATAGCAAATGAACTAAATAAATTAACTCCTTCAGTAAATGCTGAAAATACTGCTAATGATTTAGCTATTTCATGTAAATCTTTTTCACCATTAAAACTATCTCTAACAGAAGTAAGAGCTTCAATTTTAGCCATTGTAGCATCATCCTCCATAAATTCATCAAAATTTTCAAGCCCAAGAGTTTCATTTAATAATGAATAAGCTTCAGCATGGATAGTTTCAAAAGCACCAAATGTTGTAGCCATCATTATAACTTCTGGTTTTCTAAACCATTTAGTTACTAATCCTGACCAATAATCATTTACTACAGTTTCTGTTTGGGCAAATCCTTTTAAAATAGAACCAATAATATTTTTTTCAGTTTCATTTAAATTTTGGTTCCAGTCTGTTAAATCAGACATCATAGGAACTTCTGTATGTAGCCAATGGGCTTGTTGTTGTTTTAACCAATAATCAGCAGCTTCTTGGTATTCAAATGGTTTATAAACAATACGTTCCTGCAATAGATCTTTTTTTGCCATTATGTTTTAAGTAAATTAAATTAAATATCTTGTAAAAGTGATTTATTCATTTGTAACTGATTATGTTCTGCTATACTAAAATTGGCTTGTATAACATTGTTTTCAGATGATTCTTCTTGGGATGATAAAGCTTGAAATTCTTCATCACTAACCATTTTAAATTTACCTATTGCAATATCAATAAAAGCTCCAAACGTAAGTCCATCCATACCGTATCTATTTTTCATAATATGGAATCTTCCAACTCCTATTTGTTTATCTTTAGCTTTACGACTAATAGAAGCACAAAAATCTGTAATCATCATTTTGTCATAAGAGCCCGCTGCTTTATGTCCCTCAATAATATCATCTTGAGCGCCTTGTCGGTTAACTTGAGATGCAGACCAAATCGGGATATCTAGCTCGCGGGCTAATCCTTTAGTACTTGTATAAATATCATCAATTTCATCTTTTCGTTCCCTCTAGTTGTTTTATTTGAGCGAAGAAGGTCAACATAATCAATAACAATCATATCTGGTTTTGTTCCTAGATCAGTACATTTTTGAATATGAGATTCTACCGTCGAAACTCCAGCTTTACCTGGTGAGAATTCTTTAATAATAAGATTCCCAGGTAATTTAGTCATAACCTCTTCAATTTGTTCTTTATGAAACATAACTTCATTTGCTGGGAGTTCAGTAAAATAAGCATCAAAGCGTCTTCCTACATAATCCTCTCCTAATTCTAAAGTATAATAAACTACATTATACCCTAATTTAACAGCATGTCCTGCTAAAGCTACTAAACTCCAAGATTTACCACCTCCTGGACCACCAAATATAAGACCAAAATCTCCATTTCCGAGACCTCCTTGGAGAATTTTATTAAATTCATCCCAAGGTGTTGGAACAGTAATTCGTTGTTCTTCACGATAACGTGTTTCAATGTCTTTAAGGTACTCATGGCCAATATTTTTATCATTACCTGCTTTAAGTGCATTATCAATTAAACCTCTAATAGAATCATAGTCTTCAGCTTTTAATAAATCTACACTATTTAATAGGGCTTTTTTTAATTGCTGATTCTTACAAAAAGCAGCAAATTCAGATTCAATATACTCAGCATCTGTAGCTACAATTTTATAAGCATCACGGAGTTGTTCTCTAATAGAAACTTTTAAAACATCATTAGTTACTTTTTCGTATTCAGATTTTAATACTTCTGGAGTTGGTGTAGTATGATATTCGTGGTAGTATTTAAGAATATTATCAATAATCCATTTATGTGCTTGATTATCGAAATAAGATGAATCTAAAATATCATAAATATTAGTTAAAAATTCTTTACGTTCTAGTAATGAATGGATAACTTTTACTTGAAATGCGGAGCCGTATTTATTTAATTCACTTAGAGTCATCTACAAAACTATTTAATATTCGAAACTGATTATTAATCCAAAATTCTACGTTTTTAATCAAATGGCGTAGCCCATCTTCTTGATAAAATTTAAGAAAAGGAACCGCATTAAGCACGGGTGGTTCTTCTTTTATCTGATCTTCTATGTATTTTTTCTCTAAATCATCCATCATNGGATTATGTAAATCCATGATTTTATAATTTTTTCTTAAATTAGCTTCATCAAATACTACACGAGAATATATAATATGTTCTTTATGTTTTT